CCCTTAGGGTTGAACCATTGGATAAGTAACTCATACGAAGAAAGACATAAAACACAATTCACTTCTTGTCAACCATACATTGAGAACATTCATTCTGATTCTCGAAAACTTAGCTTTGCCACTTCTAGCTTATCTAAAAATAAGTAAGCATCCCGTTTAAAAACGGGAATGCTATTCCGCTCGTCGCTCGCTGCTTCCCCCGCCTTGAACGGCGGCGGCGCGGCGTCGGCGGAATAAGGATGAAGCGCCGCTCAATCGCTCCATCGACATGCTGTTTAATCGCTCAGAAACGGCCCGTAGAGCGTTCGGAAGGTGTTTTGCGGCTCTACGGACGGTTTCGCCCATGACCGCGCTAGAATCGAATCGATGGAATGACATGGTTTTGAATGCTCAGATTGGCCTACGGTTAGACGGTGGAAAAGTTAGCTGACCGATTTCGGCTTTTCACTGACCCGCTCCACCACCGGATAAACATCGTAATCCTCCGGCCAGGTCGTCGGCACGACTCGAATCCGACCTTGAGCGTACTCGCCGGGGTTGAGTTCCTTTGCCGCCTTCTCCGCTTCCTTGCGCGTGGGGAATTCGACCATGCGATGGCTGACTACTCGCTCCTTCAGATCGGACCATCCAATCGCGCCGACTAGCTGGACCTTGAACTTGGGTGGCGTGAATTGGTTGCGGATCATGGATACAGTCCTCCCTCGCGAAAGAATTTGATAAGTAACTCCGAGTCGTCGATGGCCTTCTGGCGCTGTCTCTTACCCTCTTCTGTCGTCGGGATAGTGTATGTGACGTACCCAAGGAGGCAGCATAGCGCGCTGTTGGCGGTGTCGAGTCGGGTGGATGCCTCCTTAAGCATGGGCGATTGCATCATGTCCGACAGGCTTTCGAGCGTCGCTATCAGCTCGCTGAGCGGGATGTTGCGGTTCATACGGTTTCCGAGTCAGGAGTTCCAGGACACAACTTGTCCCCAGCCTCGCGTTCGATGATCAGTTCAAGGATCTGATTGCCGAGTTTGTCCGTGAGCGAACAAATATGCCGGTCGTCGTCGTAAATTGAGAGCGGAGTCGCGCCCCTCTCCTCCACCTCGCCGGTGATGATTGCGTTGAACAAATCGACAATCGTCTGTGCGTTGTCGCGTGACTGAATGGTCAGTTTCATTGGTTTCTGTTGTTTTACCGTCCGGTGAAATGATGGTTTTCGGTGAATTGAACTGTCATGGAATCCTTGACGGTTTGCTGGCGTTCTAGCTCGCGCATGACCCGGCGGCCATAGGCGCGTGATGATGATCTTCTAAGACCTTTTGGCCCACTTTGCCATATCCGAGCTAAAGATTCGTCGCTGAGGTGTTTGCCGTAATGCGAGAAATAGCTTTCCGCGATGAAGATTGAGATGGTCCGATTCGTTACCTGCGCGTGCGCGTAATGCGTCCCCATGATCCGATTCACGTCGCGGACCATGATCGATTTGATCTGAAGCGCGCCAAGCTCGCCATGACGGCCTTTGGCCTGATCGTTTCCACCGGATTCGACCTGAATGAGAGCGGATAAGAGCAATGGATGCATGATATGATTCGGTTTTGCGTAGTTTTCGTTGGATTTGTTGCGCGTGGAACGGATGCGCGCACCCCCGCTTTGAATCACTGGCCTTTCGCTCTCCTGATTACCTCGCGAGCGTAGTCTAGGTCGTCGTCGTCGGCCATTGGGTGAACTAGGCGTTCGAGGGCGGAGAGAAGATCGGGGGCGGATGCAATGAATGCGGGAGTCCATTCGCCAGTCGTCGTGACGATGTCCATTCTCAGGCTGTCAGGGTTGCGTGAAATGGCGGTTGTGGGAATTGCAAGCCAAGGGCCGGGGGTATGGGTTTTCATTGGGTTAGGCGTTGACGGTGTATTCGGACGCGAAACGAAGACCTTCGGCGTGGCCTGATTTTGCACCACCTAGTTCTGCTTTCTCGCGTTCGCCGTCGCTTAACTGGCGCGCCCATGCGCCCCAGTGTTCGCGTGCGTCGCAGTAGGCAATTCCGCAAGTGAGATGCAGCACATGCGCGAAGGCACCGAAAAAGTCGTCTCGAACTTCATCGATATGATCGTCCATGCCGATTTCGCGGAGCAATTCCGCATCCATTCGGTCCAGGCGCATCAGCGGAAGAATGGATTCGACAGCGAAATCACGCGTGTCGGCCCAGACTTGCTGGTATGCGTTGGTTTTAATCCACAAAGAGCCGTCGTCGAATAGGTGATAAATCGATGCATCGCCGCCCGATCCTTCGCGGAATGATTCGCTGATGTTATCGGCGAACGGAGGGAGAGTTTCGAGTAAATCCTGTTCTTCAGGCGTGAGCCAGAGGAAATTGTCGTTGAGGTAAAGTGCGCGCACATAGGCAAGCGCGGACTGCGGGAGGTTGTCAGCGTGGAACGATTGCAGGATCGTATCGCGTGCAATGATGCGTTCTAGGATGGGGATGAGTTTTGGATTCATGGGATGGATTGATTGCGGATAGGTGGCCTACCCTTTCGCATGGCGCGCGGAGGGTGGGTTAAATCTCAAAGGTAAACAGACGATAGCCACGGCGCGGCTCAATTTTGGCCTTCATTCGCTCCTTTCGCGTCGCGTCACGCATGGCCTGATTCCATTCTACCCTGTCGCGGAAAGAGCCGTTGCCGATTTTCACCGAGACATTGCGCGGCATTTTATTCGCGAGAGATTGCGCGCGTTCGAATTGCGCTAGTGGTGAAAGATTGAGAAAGGCTGGGATTGAATCGCCAAAGCCATGCCAAAATTCATCGGACAAATCGCGGAAGATTGCGGTGATTTTCATGGGTGCGCGGGGTATGGGTTAGAACCAGCGGGAAGCGATAGCGCGGCCAAAGGTTTCAATGGCCCATGCGCGAATGTCAGACTCTCCGTGCACATGGTAACGCCAAAGCGCGGAAGAAATCGCGTGACACACGGCGGCGCGGTATTCCGTAGGGAAATACTGACCCGCGCAATAGTCGATTGAACCGCGCGACGGATCGAATGACAGGCGCTTGCCCTCGGCCAACTCGGACAGGAGATAATCGACGGGAAGCGATGACCATTTCTCAACGTACGAAAGCAACGCGCGAGCATCGCGGCCATGCTGCAAGATTCGGTTTCTGTCGGACCGGAGCGCGCGCATGCCGCTGGTATCGCGCCAGTCGGACGCATAGTTGCGCCAGTCTAGGCCGGAGCGTTGCGCGATGAATGCTCGAATGAGGTTGCAGATTTCGGACTTGGTGACGGTGGATTTTGTTGTCATGGATTGGATTTGTTTGAATCGGGAATCGGGATGATTCACCGCCGGAGGCTACCGTTTCCGATAGACTCTCGCGGGGAATCAATCGATTCGGGAAAGGATAGCTCTAAGTGTTCGCTTCAATTCCTCCCGTTGCAATTCGTTGAAACGTACCGCTTGCGCGCGGATTTGATCGGCTTCCTTGTGGGCTTCGGACAGGATCCTTTTGCTTTCAGCTACTGCTTCCGCACGCATTGAAAGACACTTCGCCGCGCAATCTTGGATTGAGGCGCTGGCCAAGATTCCCGGTTCAATGTCGGATCGAATGTCGGATTCGATGAAGGGGATTTGTTCGCGGAGCCAAGCCCCGCAGTAGCTGTTAGAGCCGAGACTATCGGCGGCGGCGGTAAGGATTTGGATTTCTTCGGATTTTGTCATGGGGTGGGATGGGGTGGGATTTACTCGGTGACAAGCGATTCCTCGGATTCAATGGCGCAGTGGAGTTGGAACCAAACGCATTCAAGCTCTGAGGAAACTTGAGCGATAGCCTCGGTGACTTCGGCAGGGAAAAGGTCGGAGTTTTCGCCGTCCATTCCACGATACCGAAAGGATTCGGCGGCGGCAGACATGAAGGAGAGCAAAGTCTCGAAAGCGGATTCCATCGAAGGATTCCCGCGCAGAGTCAAATCGGTGATGCGGTGTTCACCGAATGGGCCGTCAAGGATAAAGCCGGACGGGGAAAGCGAGACGGTAATTTGCTCCTCTCCTTTGCCGATTGAAACGGCGGGGAGAAGGCGGGAGGAGATAATGAAGGGTGAGTGGAGGGTCATAGGATTCAATGGTTGGGGGTAAAGTTGAGTGATGACTCTAGGTAAGCTTGGATGAGGATGATGGCGATGATTGCCAAGGCAATCGCCAGTCGTTGGAGGGTTGAGCGTTTCATCGGAGGACAGACTAGAGTGGGAAGGGGGCGGAGTCAAAACTTTTTTTGAGATAATTTTAGAACGGGGCGAAAGGGGCGGATTTGCTGGGGAAAACGAGGGAAAACGACTGACAACTAGACAGTGTCAAGATGGGGGAAACTTGCCTTGCGGAAGGCTACCTTGGATTGCAAGGTACTGGACATGACAACTCAGCAGTGGACGAAAGCCAAAAGCCTGTATCTGGCGGGTAAGACATGGAAAGCGATTGCAAGCGACTTGGGATTGAATCAATCGACTCTACTTTCCAAAGCTTCACGGGAAGGATTGCCCAAGGTGAGGAAGGAATTGAGGAACACCGTTTCTTCAAAAGAAAGCGTCTCCCTAGAAAGCCTCTCCGCACTAGTTCGCTCGAAACTGGCAGCTGATGCCGCTTCAACGCTTGAACGCATAGACAGCTATGATCTGGATGGTATCAAGGACGAGAGTACTAGAGAACAGATACTCGGCAGCGTTGCCAAGCGTTCCGCGCTGGTCTTTGGCTGGTCTGAGCAAGGTGAGAGCGCCAGCGTGAGCATTAATCTGCTGGGTTCAATGCCGGACAAGTTCCACGTGGAACAAGTCGTGAACGAACATCCCGGCAAGTGAATATAACAGGTAATGTGCATGCCAGTCGGACTGATGATCGTCATAAGGTAAGCTTATCTGAGAAAAGGATTCTTTTTTCTAGGGGATAGCAATAGGGTGGACGCCTAGGGGTAGACCCCTTTTGGGGGTGGGCTTCGTTTACGATACCCCCCTCAAAAATTTTCCACCTTTTTGACCATGATAAACAAAATTCAAATCGGTCAAAGTATTACTTTAACCTACTGCGAAAAGAAGTTGTCGCATTTTGTTGCTCGTCATCGAAACGGTAGTAATCGCTATTTCAATATCACCAACCTAAAGATCAGCTCGGATTCGCCGCATGCTGTTGATCTTGAGGGTATTGCTGGCGAGATTGCTTTCTGTCGCTTGTTCAATGTGTATCCTGATTTGGATACCGACCGACCGCCCCCGCATCCGTTCTACGACGCGACAATACCACCGTCGCCCGGTTATCGCGTCGATGTCAAAACGACCAAGTACGACAATGGAAAGCTATTGGTGGACGCTCGCAAAAACAGCGTGAAGACTGATGCTGTTGATTTCTACGCTCTGATGACTGGATCTTTCCCAGGACCGTACACTTACCGTGGAATGATAGCGCGAGAGACGATCATCGCGCCGCATAGGATTCAGACGATTAAGGGTTATCGCTCGTACGTCGCCATCCAGTCGGAGTTAGTGGCCAACCCTACGGATGCCACATTCTGATTGACAGATTGGCTATTTCTGTGCGTGAGTCGGCTTATCGACCTTAAGCAATGCGGGGGCTTGGTCAGCCATCGCAAAACTGTCTAAGTGGAAGTGACGCTCCGCATGTGGTAATAGGTTGGATAATCATCCACTGTGTGGTGGATAGTTGGCCAACCATAACGTCGGTTTACTTTTTCATCTCATGGCTTGTCCTAATGTCTTTAATGCGTTCGCCGTTGCGACTGAGTCGCTCGCGCAGGACGTTTACAAACGCGCCTCGTACCGCTCGATGTGGCTCAACATGATTGAGCGCGGCGAGTATCCTCAGGGTACTGGTTTGACCCAGACCTCGTTCACCACCACCTCCATCGAGCCGACTGCGGCTGAGGAGTGGTCGGCCATCACGCTCGCCAGTGGCGAGAACGGTGGCGCTTGCGATGTCACCTACAGCGAGGTTCCGGTCGGCTATAATGCCGTCACTTGGAGTCCTGAGCGTTTCGCCCTCAAAGGTCCGCTCCTGTGTAAGGACGATCTGACCTTCGACCATCGCGTCGAGGCGTTCTTGCGTGTGTACTTGGAGAAGCTCTCGATCCGCGCACAGCGTTCATGGGAGACTCGTTACCAGAACACCTTCGCCAAGTTCGCCATCAAGGCTGTGGCCGACTCGTCCTTCACTCAGGTTGAGACGATTCCGTCCGGCGTGAATGAGTTCCCCTGGATTCAGACCGGATCGGCTGGTCAGGCGCTCAATCAGTCCACTTCTGAGCTGACTCAGGAGATGCTCGATGTCGCGGCTGCTACGCTGATCCGTAACGGTGCGACGAATCCTGACAGCTCTGGCTTCATCAGCTACTCCAGCGACGGCCCGATCTTCCCGCTGTACATCGGCTTGGAGGCTTCGCAGCGCATCGCTCAGAACAACCCGGCGTTCCGTGAGGATCTGCGTCAGGCTGATATGGGCAGTGGCAGCGGCGCTGAGTTGCTCAAGCGCATTGGCGCGAATCGGGTCATCAAGAACTTCCGGCACGTTCCGAATCTGTTCCCGCCCCGGTTTACCTATGCTGGCGGCAAGTACACGCTGGTTCAGCCGTTCACCAGCTCCAGCGGCACCAAGGGTACGGTGTTCAGTGTCAACTCAAGCTGGGTGACTGCTCCGTTCGAGGCCGCGTTCATTGTCACCCCGTACGTCTTCAAGTCGCACATCGTGCGTCCTGTGAACCGCGTTGGTGATTTGAGCTGGATGCCGACCAACTACATGGGCGAGTGGCAGTGGGTGACTGGTGCCTACAAGCTCGATGTGGATTGCGCCGATCCGCTGGAGAAGAAGGGGCAGCACTACGCTGAGTTCGTTCATGCCAGTGAGCCAGTATTCACCAACCAGGGTATGACCATCATCTTCCGACGTTGCACCGGCGCGCTCACGACCGTGATTTGCTCCTGATTTCCTCAGCAAAACGCAAGAATCCGCAGATCCGAAAGGGTTTGCGGATTTTTTGTGTCCACGCTTGACGGACTGATCGTGTGGTGTATTTTCACATCGCATGGACAATGAACCAAAACGTGGCGACGTACGCGAGGATGGTCTTGTCTGCTGGGGTTACACCTGGAAGGACAAGGATGGAAACAAGCGATATCAGTGGCTAACTCCCGAACGATTCGCTGAGAAGATGGCCAACGACAAGGAGCGTCTGGCTAAGTACATGGCTGAGAACGCGGAGGCAATCCGTCTCAAGCAGGCTGAGAAGTACGAGAAGAACAAGGAGTACTACAAAGCAAAATCGAATGAGAACCACGCCAAGAACCGCGAGCGTAATAACAAGCGAAACTCGGAGTATCAGAAGAAAAACGCTGAGTACTTTAAGAAAAAGAAAAACGAGTACCGCGCTAAAAATCGAGAACGAGCGCGCCGTTGGGGAAAGCGATACAGTGATGCAAACAGGGAGAAGATAAACAACAAACTCCGCGAACGCCGTCGCAACGACCCGCTCGTGCGCCTCAAGGACGCCATTCGCGGCTCAGTTCGAGCGTATCTCGGTAGCAAGAAAACGCGACGGTCGGCCACGTTCGAGATTGTCGGATGTACGCCTGATTTCTTGCGCTCTCATCTGGAAAAACAATTCAAGCCGGGAATGACTTGGGAGAATTACGGCAGTCATTGGCATGTCGATCATCGCATTCCATTGGCCAGCGGAACGACGCCTGAGGAGGTTATGGGCTTGAGTCATTGGACTAATCTGCAACCGCTTGAGGCGCTGGAGAATTTGCTCAAGAGCGATAAAATGCCCCTTGCCATCGACGCATCATCGGACGAACGTATCGACCGGGTTGACTCATAGGTTGTGCGTCTAATGCCGCTACACGCGGCAACCCCTCATCGGCTCGAAAGGCTTGGTGAGGGGTTTTTTATTGACACAGTAGGCCACGAAGTGATGCTGCCCGTATGCCGAGTTTTACCATCCCCGAAGGCGTTGAGATTCCTGAGAATTTGAAGGAAGGCGAGGCGTTCCAGACGATGGCGACTATCGTTCTTGGCAAGGGCGGCAAGGCTGAGGTTATTGAGATTGATGGCATGGTCATCCCAGGCTACGAGAAGAAGTCGAAGGGCAAGAAGATGGCCGAGCGTGGTGAGGAGGAGTACGAGGAGGAGGAGGAGGTTGCTGGGGGCGGCGGCGGCGAAGGCTTCATTGCCGAGGTGATGCGCCGTGGTTCTGGTCCGATGGCCTAAATTGTAAATCGATATGCCAAACATCACATGCGACGAGGCGGAGACGCTGATCAATGAGGCGGCGTCGCTGGGGTGTCGTTCTCCGTGGGAGATTGAGTTGGCCAAGTTGGCTCTGGAGAATCGCATTGCGACGTATCTCCAGGGCGGTGGCGCGACGCGCGGAACGTATCGGAGCGTTAGCGCGACGGGGAATGTTCAGAGTGGAGATTATCTTCTGCTCTGCGATTCCACGGCTGGCGCGGTGACGATTACGTTGCCACCCGCTGCGCTGGTTCCGGGTCGGATCTATGTGTTCAAGCGGATCAATGCCGGTGCGAACAACGTGATTGTTGATGGCTATGCGTCGGAGACGATTGACGGAGCGACGACGTACACGCTGAGTTCTCAGTGGGCTGGCGTGACGGTTATGAGCAACGGAACCGCTTGGTTCATCATCATCTGATATGGCTACAATCTCCTGCGCGGAAGCTGCTAATCTGATTGCCGAGGCTCAAGGAGCTTCATGCAAGAGTCCGCGCGAGCGTAATCTGCTGGAGATTGGCCTACTCTGGGAAGCTGCGACTCTTGGCGGAACGGCTGATATTACAGCGGACAACACGGTGATTACGGCTGATAGTACAATCATCACGGCGGACATGACCGAATTTCTGTAACCGAAACCAAATCATTTAATTCACATGGCAAAGCAAACGATCAATATCGGAACAGCTCCGAACGACGGAACGGGAACGCCGCTTCGTACAGCGTTCGATTACTGCAATCTGAACTTCACGGAGCTGTACACGGCAGTTGGCCCGAGCGGCAACAACATCGTTGTTCCAGGCAACGCCACCATCACCGGCGATCTGACGGTGCGGACGAATGGATTAGTTGTTGATTCTAACGGAGCCAGCTTCAGCAACGCGACTCCTTTAAGCGGGGTTGATTCTGGTTTGCTGGTTGGAGCTGTTGGAAATTCAAAAGCTATTGCAATTTCGATGTTTAACTGTCTCGCACGTTTGCGCGAGCGAGATGCAGTTAATAACTTTGCCATCACCACAAACATCAATGCAACCGGAACGCTGGACGACAACACTCGTTCATCGTGGAAAGTTCGCTTTGGTTCTGGAAATGAAAACTTTGTTCTGCAACGTGCAGCCGCTGGAAGCACGACGTTTCAAGATTTGTTGATAGTTGACAATGGTGGGAACTGCTCATGGTACGACGGCGCTGGCGGCACTCGCATGACCCTGAACGCGACGGGGCTGGGCGTGGGGGGAAGTCCAAATGCCAAAGTTTCATGCGCTGGTTTTTCAAGCGCAAACGTTGCTCCAGATTTTCAAATCAATCGCTCTTCATCTGGAACCGGAATTCAAACCGGACCAAATCTTACTTTTGCGGATGGAACCGCCAACAACACTGTAGCAATCCAATCAACTCAGGGTCGTTTTGGTGTTTGGAACTTTGGCGCAGGAGCTTGGAACGAGCGTTTCAATGTGGACGCAGCAGGCAACGTCGGCGTGGGGGTTACGCCGAGTGCGTGGAATGCTGCATTCAGGGGCATTGATATCAGCACTGGTGGTGCGATTGCTGGCTCTTCCGATAGCGTTCGATTGTTCAGCAACTCGGCGTTCAATACCGCTGGAAATAACGTCTACAAAAACGCCGCTACGGCTGGACGTTATGACATTCAAGGTAATGTCCACACTTGGAACATTTCAACCAATACTCCAAGCGTTGGCGGAACAATAACCTTCACCCAAGCGATGACGCTCGATGCGAGCGGGAATTTGCTGGTGGGGACGACGACGGCTGGAGCTAAGATAACCGCTTTGGCCGGTGCTTCTGGACAGGCAGCGATTTTCGAGCAACCGGCTCAAAACTTCTGGTGTGTTTTGGCTCATAATAAAGCCACATCTGGAGACAACAGCTTTGTCCTTTTTGGAACTGAAGCGTCATTCACTTCGCGTGGTTCAATCACTTACAACCGAGCGGCTGGTCAGGTTGCCTACAACATCACGTCAGATTATCGGCTTAAGGAAGACATCAAGCCTCTGACTGGCGCAATCAACCGAATTGCCTCACTCAAGCCTTCGACTTACAAGCTGAAGGAAACCGGATCTGTTTGTGAAGGTTTCATCGCACACGAACTGGCCGAGGTTGTCCCGATGGCTGTGACTGGCGAGAAGGATGCTGTTGATGCTGACGGAAAGCCTGTTTATCAAGCGGTCGATCTGTCGAAAGTGACTCCGCTGCTGGTTGCCGCCATCAAAGAACTCACCG